ATCAACAAGCTGCCGCATGAGCGAAGTGCCCGCCCGCGCGTGCCCACCGATGAGGTGAATCAGGCCGAAGTAGTAGAAGCCAAAGCCGGGGATGTAGCCGTAGTGGACGATGTGCTGGCGCTTCTGGTAGGTCTCGTCTTCCGGGGTCCAGTTACGTCGGATCGCAAGTATTGTCCCCGTACCCTTGTCGATGGTGATGATGTAAGGAACCGCAACGCCTTCTTCCGCCCGGTCCTTCGCAAACTCGTCCGCGTAGCCATACTCCGACAGGTCGCACTCAACCTGCATCTCCAGCAGCAGGTAGCGGTTGTCAACCGTAGCCGACAGCCCGGTTTCTTTCGCCTTCTGCTTCTCAACGTCGTCCATGACGTTGATCGGCTCCCCAAGATCAACATCGCGGTAGAACCCCGACACCTGCAGTCGCCGCAGTTCGTTCTTGGTCTTCCGCATGCGATGCGTAGCGCGCTCGGCAGTCTCGATGTTCGCCGCACCGTACGGCACCACGATATCTTCTGCCGGGATGAACATCGCCACCTGACGGTTAAGCGAGGGGTCGAAGTAGACCTTCTTGAACGCGTTACCCGACAAGCACAGGCTAATCAGCATGCGCTCATGCTCCGGGCGATACTCCTTCATCACCTCGGTGAGCTGGTAGTTCATATCAGCAGCCACGCGCAGCGAAGCTGCCTTCTTCTCCGGGGTCTCTTTGCCGATGATCTCGCCCTTGACCGGCCCCATCGCAGGGAAGGTCTCCATGATCGTCTCGGCTTGGAACTTGACCGCGCTCTCCATCAGCAGCGGATGGAACACACCACACGCCCCCGGCCACGGCTCGGTGCGCTCTTCGTAGTCAAGACCCAAGAACTTCAAGCCATCGGTATAAGTTCTCAGCCAGTCCTTGCGGCTGGTGAGGTCCGATTCATAGTCGCCTATAAGGTCACCAGCAAGCGACTGCAACGTCTGCTCGTCAACTTCATCTGCGATGTTGGCTTCAAACTTCTCGTCCTCGGTATCTTCTTCCGGCGTGAGACTGATCTCCAACCCGTCCATACCGATAATCACGGCATCCGGGTTCTCGATCTCAATCTCGATCTCCGGTTCTTGAACCGCGAGTGCTTCTATCCCTTGCGGGGCTTCGTACAGTGCTTTGTCGATTGCCATTTACACCACCTTAGTAGTACCCCGCATGCCGCCGGGATTTAAACGTGCGTATCGGTTCAGGTTCATCCATATCCGTGCGGATAAACCCACCTTGCCGGAACCGCATGAGCGCCAACGTCAAGGCGTCCACGTAGTCGTCGTGTTCACCTGCAGGAAACGAAGCCGTCTCATCGGCAACCGCCTCGGCCCACTGCGTTTGCGGCATCCATACCTTGCCTGATACGAAAAGATCGGATACCGAGTTAAGTCGCGCGATCTTATCCTGCCCTTTGCTCGGTGTATATTCGCCTACCGGGATGCCCATCGCCCGCAGTTCATAGATCAGCGGCGCACCCGAGGCTTTCTTTTCAACGATAAAAGAGTCCGGATTCCAGTCTTTATAGTGGTCTAGGGCCACACGCTTAAGCTCCGGAAACTCCATCCGATCCTTAAACGCGTTGAGCAGGATGATGTTGTTGCCACCCGCGCCACCGTTGTCGCTCTCGTTGTTGAATATTCCCCACGTCGTACACGCTGAATAGTCGGCACGGTTGTTCTTCTCAAACGCCGTATCCCACGTCTGGATCACGTAGTTGCAAAACGGGGGGTCGTCGCCCTCCCATATCTGCCACCACTCGCGCTTGATAATGGCACCTTCCCGTCCGGTCGGCGCTTGCTGGTACTGGGCCGCCCACTTGTGCGCCGGAAGCTCTTCTTTAAGCGCCAGCAGTTCTTCAACCGACCAGAATTCAGGCCACAGGGGGCGCGGCGGGTCTTGCTCATCGAACAAAGCGGGAAACTCAATCACCTCCCACTCGTCACCGCCACGCTGAGCCGAGGCTTTCAGTACCTGCCCAGTAAGATCGCGCTTACTCCAGCGCGTCATGACGATGATGATCGCACCACCCGGCTGCAGACGCTGACGCGGGCCTGACGTGTACCACTCGTACACCTTGTCGTAGACCTCGGGGCTGCTTTCAGCCAGCGTTGCTTCCTGTTCCGAGTGCGGATCGTCGATGATAAGGATGTCAGCACCCTTACCCGTTACCGCGCCCCCCACACCAATAGCGAAATAGTCACCGGCCTTGTTGGTATTCCATCGCCCGGCAGCTTTTGAGTCCGCCTGCAGGCTGACACCGGGAAAAATCTCGCCAAAAACGTCGCTATCGACCAGATTTCGTACTTTTCTACCAAAACCCACGGCCAATTCCGCCGTATGGGCGGTCTGGATGACCTTTTTGTGCGGAAATTTACCCAAAAACCACGCCGGAAGGATGTAAGAAGCAAATTCCGACTTGGTATGCCGGGGTGGCATGTTGATAATCAGGCGTTTTAGCTCGCCGCGCGCCACTTTTTCAAAGGCACGGGCCATTTTCCGGTGATGTGCACCCTCGATGAAGTGCGGCCACACCCGCTTCACGAACGCCATGAAGTCGGTTGCCGCCTTTTCCCGTCCCACCACCCGCTCGTGCTGCTCAAGCGAGAGGTAAAGATCGCGTAGTTGCGATTCAGGAAGGGTTGGCAGAACCTTCAGCAGTGACTGAAGCTGCTGGGGATTCATCAAGTTCCTTCTCAAGAGTCAACATACGCTCGGAATCATCAAGCCCAAGCTCTTCCTCGACGCTGGAAGGCGTGATGTCGATGGTACTGGCATGCAACAGACGCTCGATCTTCTCCTGTATGGCGTTCTTAAGATCGTCGGACGTACGGTGGGTGATGGTGATTTCCGATTTCTCGTTAAACGCGTTGATGTCGGAGAGCTTGCCTAGCAATTCAATCGCACGCAGTTCATGTTTCGGGTCACCGCAGCTACTAAGTTCCAGCAGCCGGTTAGTAATATAGGTGCGCGCCTGTACCGCATCCATCACGACACGGTGGTCGTACTCAGTCAGCAGCGCCGACAGCTTAAGCGCGACGTTGCCGGTGTATAGCTCGGGGGGATTGGCCTTGGCGGGCTTCTTGGTGTCGACGCTCTTGAACATCTCCTGCGCCAACTTCTCATCTTCTGCCGTCATCTCAAACGGCATGCCGAGTTCAGACATCAAGGTGGCGGTATTGGCAGCGACCCTCGCGTTTTCTTGGAAGGTAGCAGCAAACTCGTCAGCAATGCTGTCAGGCAACGGGTGCTCGTTGGTGGGAGTGATCCCGATACTCATGGAGGAAACGGACTCCGGTTAATGGTGCATGCGTTTCAAAGGCGAAGAGCGAGGCTGTTGGCACATGCGGAGCACCCAAAAACAGCAGTTAATGGAAGCACTCACTCTCCGCGCACGCAATATAGCATAGAAAACAAAAGGAGGTTGGGACTCCTAAGGGGGGTGTTTCCTATAACGAGGGGGTGGGGGTAATGTTCTGCCAAAATTTCAAAGTAACGCGATGACTGTGCAGATTAGTGTGAAAAAAGGCGCGTCCGGTGGTCAAACCGGTTTTGGGGGGTCGGGGGCGGGTGGGGTGACGCGGGAGCCAGAAACGACTGCGCCCTGTCGGGGTGACAGGGCGCGCGGGTGATGCGAGAGGGAGCGGAGCGGGTTATGGCAGGTCGAGCGTGTCGGGGTGCGCCTGCCATTCGATGTCGAGCAACCGGCTGGGCAGGGCGGCGATGTGCTTGTTCGCGATCTTCCACGTCACGAGCACTGCGCCCACGTCGGCGCGACGGATGCCGTACCGGCGCAGCAAAGTGACGGGGCGCGGGCGGCTGCTGGCGTTGTCGTTGTCGTTGTCGAAGTTGGTCCAGAGACGGACCGTGAGCGTGCCGTAGGTCTCGGTGGTCATGGTGCGGTTCTCCTTGGGTGAGGGAAACCCGACCGCCGGAGCGGTCGGGCGGGTTGGGTTACTCGGTCTCGGCCCAGTCGTCGAGGGCAGCGAGCACGCTGTACAAGGTTGCGACGTCGTCGCAACGGCCGAGGCGGCCTCGGATGTCCTTACGGAGTCCGGCGATCTCGTCGCGCTCGGCGGCCTGCTCACCTTTGGTGCGCTCTTTGAGCACAACCTGAAGGTTCTTCACGGCGGCTGCCGCGTTCTTGTTCATCGGGTCGACGGCGAGCGTCTGGAAGGCGGCGGCGAGGTCACCTTTGACCTGCTCGGTGCTGCGGCTGGCATGCGCGGCGAGCGTGGCTTTGCGCTTGCTTTCCCGTTCAGCGGCCTTCTTGGTCGCGGCGGCGCTGGTCGAGCGCGGCTTCTCGAGCCCGTGGTTCAACTTCAACAACTGGGCGAAGTCGGACCATGCCGCGTCGGCGGTGCCGCCGGCGTTGTCCGGGTGCTCTTCCACGTAGCCGCGTATCCAGTCGGTGCGCAGTGCTTCCCACTGGGCGAGCGTGGGGTCGGTCCCGAGGATCAGGGCATACGAGCGGGCGCAGTCCGCCCGTTCGAATTTGGTCCGGGCATACCGGCTGCCGATGTCGGCGGCGTCGGCGTGTTGCTGCTCCGATACCTGGATGGTGGTGGCGACCGGGTCGGGCATGCTGGCCGACTGGTCGATGATGGTGGGGCGTTGCGTTTCCATGCTGTGCTCTCCGTGTTGTGCCCGTCCTGTGCTGCGACGGTGATACATTGTCCCATA